ACTAGAGTAAGTACATTGGCCATCTGTATATAACCACTTCTTTGGTATTAATACGTCTTTTCCCATTTTTTATATATTAAAAAACCCCACTCCCTATCAATACTAATAGAGATATGGGGTTCATATTTTCATAATTAGTTAGGCTTGTATTGCTGTTATCGCACCTGTAGATGTTTTAATGTAAACATCGCATTTTTTTAATCCAGCTTCTTTTGCAGCCGCATCATCAGCGTATGCAGGTAGAGAACCTAATACTTCAGTCAACCTAACATAGCCAACAGGTATATTACAACCACTTTTGACTAGTTCTTCTTTTTTTATTGCCACATCGAAATTTGCCATAATAATATATTATAAAAAAGGGGGAGGATTACCTCCCCCTTCTTAGGTTAATGAATCAGTCGATTAGACTCCTGCGACCTCTGGACATTCAGTGGCCCCACCTAGAGCTTCAATGAAGTCTTGGTATAGACACTGAGCACCTTGAGGAATCAAGAATACGTATCTGATTTCCTCAGCCATTCTGCGGCTTGCGGTTCCAGCATAATTGTTTCTTCTCAACTTAACTGTGAACTTGTCATATTGTAAACAAGGCTCAAGCTTAGTTTCGAATCCACTTAGGTAACCTTCAGCGTAGCTCAATCGTGGAGAAATTCCAGCGAAGTACTCAGCAGAAGCTCTCTCCTGGTTCTTGTAGTTAATACCCCAACCAGTTCCGTCAAAGTCTCTTTCGTGACGAGTTACACGGAATGGAGTGGTTACATATTGGTAACCCTCTTGCATTACTGAAGGAGCTTCACCACCAGAAACTTGGATTTTAACTCCTTTAGGAGTGAAAGTTCCAATTTGCTCTGCAAGCATTGCTGGAGGACACAAGAATGCGTTCTTAGCAACGAATTTGATACCACACTCACAGTCATCTGGGAATTGTCCACCGATACCTGTAATAGTAATTGTAATAGTACCTGAGTTTGACGCATTCAAAGTGTTCAAGTTAATAACGATTGTATCTCCTACAGCTAGACCTGAACTTGGGTTAGCAGTATCTAACTGTACTACAACATCTTCTACAGCACTACCAGCTACACTTGTTATTACTTTAAAGCTAAACGTTGAACCAGCAGGTTTAGATGTTACAGCAGCAGTTCCTTCGTTTACAGTCTCAACATCGTCTGCTGCGATAGTTACAGTAGTTGTATCAGCAACAGTGAATGAAGTGATTTCAGAAGCACCTACAGTTCTTTCAGCCCAAGCAGAGAACTCATAGTCATCTGGCATAGCTGGGAAAATTGGCTCTTCAACCTCACAACCATCACATACAGGCTCAGAAGTTAATACAGCGTTGTAACGTGCTCTACACTCTCCGATATCAGCAGCATCAAGAGTTACACTCAAATCAGAGTAAATAGCTTGTAATTCAGCTAATTTTGCAGCAGCAGCAGCAGTTCTTGCAGTTGCTGAAGCGAAAGGACCACAATCCAAGTCTACATCAAGTTGAATTGTTTTTTGGTAAAGATTACAAGTTTCACCTGCAACCCAAGCTTGTGTAGTAGCTGTAAAGTCAGAGTTAGAAACACAAACAGCATCTTGCGGTGAAACAGCAGATATTTCAAGTTCTGCGGCATCTGCAGCAGCAGCAACAACTGATGCAACAAGACCAGTACCAGAAGCACCTTCTAATGGAACCTCTACAGGTAGTACTGCAATCATAGTTTCTGTTCCGATTGGACCATTTGCCCTTCCTGCATTTGTAACTGTTGCACCTGAAACAGCTGTCATAGCATTAATTGCTGATTCGACATCAGAAGCTGATAATGCATCATTAGCAACTACGATTTTATAAACGAATCCATCACCAGAAGCAGGAATTCTAGTGAAACCTGCAGGACATGTATCACACTCTTCTAAGATTCTGATTTCTCTTTCATCTCCAGAATCATCAGTCACTGTGTTAGCAGGGAATGCATATGCTGTAGGAAGACCTCCTCCTGATAATAATTGATAAACAGAAGTAATTCCTTCTCTAGAAATTCTTTCTACAGTGCTATCTGGATATTGAGAAGCAACGCTTGCAAGTGCTTCGCCAGTACCTTCATCTTCTATTGTTAGGTTATACTTAACAGTAGTGCTTGAAGCTACTAATTCAGGAGTACAAGAGTAAGTACCGATAACGTCTACTAAGTCACCTACTTTGATAGATGCTCCTGTTCCAGCATCAGAACCAGCACGAAGTTCGTAATTTCTAATGTTGTCAACTAGGTCTCGTACAATAGAAGTACAAGAAGTAGTAGCACATGGGTTCAAACAGTTATCGCAAGCATCAGGTGCACCTGAGAATATGCTGAATTCCATATTAGCAACTCCATCTCGGAAACCGAGGTAAGAAAGTTGCTCACCGAATAGTTTCAATGAAACTGTAGTAGCTTCGTTTTCTTTTAACGAAATACCAGTACCAGAAGTACCATTGTAACCTAGAGTTACAGAAGAATAGACAGGGGCTTTAGCTGTGGAAACAGTCACATCGAGAATATCCTCTCTAGTGAAAGGAATTGTTGCGAAGTTCTTGTTAGTCATTCCACCAGCATCCTGTGTACGACCTGTACCAACTTGAAGTTGGAACAATTCTTTTGCTCCATAACCATCAAGACTGGCTACTGCAAGTGCCCCATTGGCACTTTTAGAGGCCATTCTGAATAGACCAACCTGCCCGTTAGCAAGTTGTAAGGACCCTCTGCCTGCAGGGGCCACTGATTGGGCTCCCAATTCTGAGAGAACCATTAAGCGTGAATACGCTGAATTGTGAGAACGTGAATTCATAATTTCGAGTTTTAGTTAAAATTTAAATATTGTTAATAATCCTATCCCTTTGAATGCTAGTTGAATTAGCATCCCCATAGTTCCTGAAGAATGACTCTGCGCACATCGAAATTACTTTATTAGAAAAAGCATCGTCACCTTCAGTATCTATATCTGTAGAAGCGTTTCCATTTATGTCTATGTATCCCGATATATCAACTGGTCGTGGATGACGATAGTACGATAAATGTACTCGCTCTATTTCAAAGTTATCTGTAATGATGTTCAAGGCTTTAGCTCCGACATAGAAAGGAGCTTCTCTCCACTTAAGAGAGGGGCCGTTATTCGGGTCGAATATGTAGCTTTCAGAATCAAAGTCTTTTATTTCAAAGAGACTCAATCGAATCCCTTCGCAATCGGCTGACTTTGCATAAGCATAAGCACTGGAAAGGTCTAGGTAATCATCTGGCAGTGCTACTATCGCCTTGTCATCTATCTGTGATGTTTGAGGTAGGTTGTTGTTCTGAACAAGAAAAGTGTTAATCTCTCTAATCTCGTCATCATTCTTGTTGTCAAGAATGTACTCTACCCGTCTTATCTGTTCTTCATTATAAAGAAGAACGAACCTGTCTTTAGAAGCAGTTATATTATTAGAACTTAAGTTCTTGTTTACTTTAGTTAGGAATCTTAAGTATGCTTCTTGTATATTCATTAGTCAAGTTGAAGTTTCTCTAGGAGTTCTTCGTTTCCAACCTTAGTTAGGGTAACATAAGCTTGATTAACAGTTCTTCCTAGCTTTTCACCGTCTATATAATAGGTTCCGTCTTCTTTAATAATTTTTCTTCTTTTTACGAAATCGTTAATCCTATTCTTAATTAAGATTTCTTCGTAATCAGTTTCTTGAATTGTTTCTAGAATGTATTCCAAGTTTCTAGAGTCTGCAATCCATTTTTCTAAGAGTGAAAGCATTACACCTTTTGTTGCACTCTGACCTCTTCGTAAAGCCCCTACATATTGTAAGTATTGCTTTAGTTTATCAGAATCTTTCTTGTGTAAGTTTCCAAACCAAGTCATTACTTCTAATTTCTTTTCAGATGCTGTAGTTTGGTCTTCTGCACTCTTAGTAGTATCTACAATAGCGTACAAAGAACCATTATATCTTGGGTTACTTTGGTCGCAGTGCGGGGTAAGTTGCCCTCCTCTATAAGCCATGTAAAGCTTAAAGTATTGGTCCATGTCGTTTGTATCGATAATCACATTGTGAGATAAATCAATACCGCAGTTGTCGGAAGCTATAAAATCATTTTCAGTCGCTGTAGGATTGGTCTTGAAATAATTTTCTTTCTTTCTGTTAAACCAATCGATAAGGTCCTTTCTTTCTTTTAAAACTTTTGTGGACTCAGAGCTAGATTTTCCTGCAAACTCAACTGAGTTCTCATCAAATCCAGTATCATATCTACCTGTTTCAGGGTTACCGATGTACAAGCATCTAGCTGGTTCAGCGGTGTATGACACCATTTTATATCTATTGATATCTCTTAATCCTCCTGGAGTTGAATCGTCTAATTTTTCTACAATACGATAAACTCTACCTTTGACTATTTCAAAGCATTCTGAATACATAATTGGTTGTTTTAAGTGGTTTTTAAATGGTCTTTCTTAGGAAAAAGGTGACCGACCTCCGTTTTGAATTCCAAAAACGCTACCCCCGTCTTTATATTTAGGAGTAGACTTCTTTTTTCTTTTTTTCTTTTTTGTTTTGCCACCATCTTTCATCTTTTGATTTGACATCTTTTGATTTGAAAGATTTTGTTTTGACATCATATCGTTTGCAGTTCGTTCAGCCTCCTCTCTAGATAGACCTTCTTCCTGCATAAGCTTTTCAACGATTCTGTTGAACATTTCTTGAGGAGATAATGTTTTTCTTTGAACTTGTTGAGGCCTAGACATAGGACCTTTTTGCATAGGCCTTCCCCCCATTTGGTACACTCTTCTATAATTCATAACATTGGTCTATTACTAGTTCCCATACCATCTGCATCTTGATAATTACTAAAAGGAGAGCGTTTGCCACTTCCTTTCATCATACCATCTCCTGCTTTAGGCATTTTAGTTTTGGTCTTCTTCATCTTCTTACCATCCTGCATGCCTCTTTGTCTGCCAGCAGCAGCAGCTTTTGAAGCAGCATGTCTACCCATTATTCCTACCATAATATAAATATTTATGGGGGGGATAAACCCCCCATTAAAAAAAGGTTATATTAAAACTCGTTAGTTTCGAGTTTCTCAATCATTACAACTCGAGACTTGTCTGGAATCCATGCTGACATGGAAGACATGCAAGTGAACTCTCTACCAGGTTGTGGTCTTGAGTAGTTGAATCCTGATTCGAATACAGGTCCGTTAGTAGAACCATAAGAGAAATCAGGCACATTCTTAGGCTTAACAATGTAAAGATTGCTTGTACCCTTAGATTTGTTGTCAATCTCAACTCCTTTTGGCATTACGCTACGGTCAAGTACGTTAGAGTACATTGGGTCAGAGATATCATACATTACTAATGTGTAAGCTCTCTTAGAAAGACCTGCAGAGTATCCTCGGCTGATGTAGTCTCCAAAGCTATCATAGTCAAGAGATGGGTCGTGCTCAACTCTTACGTGACCGATTCCGTTTAGGAATGCCTCACCAATAGCATAAGAAGCGTAAGTTAAGTTGTATCTATCGTTACCAGAAAGAATCTTCACTGGAAGAGCTTCTTGGTCGATGTGTACTGGAGTAGTGTTCTTGAACTCTTCTTTGAATAGCTCACGAACTAAGTTGTGTGCGTGGAATCCAGCCTTGAAAACTAATTTTCTGTCGTGGATTTGGATAGATGTACCGTGATAGATAATCTCAGCAGCACGTTGAATCAACTGACGTAACTCGCTTACGTTTTTGTAAATGAATCTGTGACCTCTACGCAATTGGTGGTAAAGTCCTTCGTTGATTAACTTCGAACCGTTAATACCAGTGATAGTCGCACCTCGGTCAAACATCATACCCATTGCAGTAAGCTTCATTAACTCAGCCATTGCAAGAGCTTCCATGATAGGCTGTACTCTTACTGTATTTTTTACAAGACGACCTGTTCCAGGATTAATTTGTCCTACGAAGAAATAATCTCCTCCAAGTTTGTCTTGCATTTTCTGCAATCTATCAGTCAAGTGAGAAGCTTCTTTTCCGTTTACGGTAAGAACATCTGCGTAAGCAGAGTAACCAACTTGTACTGCACGATAATCTCCTAAAGTATACTGAAGTTTAACAGAGTTTTTACCAAGTCCCATCATATTAGGAGCAGAGTATTGAGTGTCAAACTCACCAGCAATGTGGTCAATTTTTACGTACTCAGTACCTGGCTTAAGTTTAGATGCTGGGAAGTACTTGCTTCTGTCTCTTGTTACAAGCTGTACAGTGTGAACGTAACCGTCACCCTCGTCTACAACTTCTGAATCTTCGATAACGATTACTTGTTCACCGTCTACTGGGTCGTAAGTAAGGATGTCACCAGGAGAGAAGGGGTGAGATAACTTGATATCGAAGAATGAACCGTCAATACCTAAGTAGTCACCTTCTTCTACGTTTTGCACAACGCATGGCTTATCAATATCCATTGCGATTTCGTAGTCAAAGCTTCCTCTGATTCCGTTAACAAAGATTTTATCAGAATTCTTTAACGCATCCTTAATAAAAGGAACGTTTACGATGCGAGCGTTCTCAAATAGCTCAAGCATCCCTAAAGATGTTCTGTCATCTACATAGTCAGCTGCTTTGAGGGCAACTGAGTCAATATACCCAAATTGAGACTGGATGTCACTTTTATTGGTAACCCCAATCACAGTGGAGTCATTAAAATTGGCTCCAATAAATTGTCCGTTAAAATTTTCTTTTCCCATTTTTACTCGATTGTGTGTTTAAATTTATTTATTAGTAAAAGGATTACGAGTTTGTTTATCCCTTGTAGGCTTGAAGGAGAAGTCTTTCTTTTCAGCAGTCTTCCCTTTTTTCTTTAATTCAAAAAATAACTTCTTTCTCTCCTCTTGTTGTTTATCAGATGAAACCTCATTGATAAATGCATCAGGGTCTGAAAGAAATCTATAAAGTAGTACAGAACGCTCAGGGTCATTTCTAAATGCCACATAAGCCTCATCAACTGCTGTAAAACCAGTTTTTGGGTCAATGTCAGTCAAGCTCTTGACTACTTGCCTAGCTTGTCTATCATTAACTTTTTGATTTTTAAGAATGCCTCTTACATTCTTTTTATAGCTAGAGATTGCTTTTTCTCTTTGTTCTGCTACCTGCTTTTGTTTCTGCATCATTTTTGCATGCTCTTTTTGAACATGTTCTTGTACGTGTGATGCAGCCGTACTAGCTTCTTCTTCTAAGTCATTAGCATCTAATTTGCCAATATACTTATTTATCTTGTTGTCATCCCAACCTACAAAGTTCTTATAATAGGTGTAGATGGCACTTAATTTTCCTTGTTCAGAGTCTAAATCAAGGTTATTAACCCTATCAATTTTAGTTTTAGACTGATAATAGGTGTCTAAATCCCCACCCATTTTCTTAAAATCAAGATATTCTCTTTCTGCGGGGTGAAGGCTATTATAAAAAGAGCTTCCTAAATTTTGCTTTTTCCACTCATCTTGTTGTTTAGATAACTGTTCAAAAGCATCTTTATCTATCTCTAATTCTTCTCTACCTTCAAAATCTTCCCAAAATCCTGTAGAAATTAATTGTTCAGCTGCCGCTTGATAGTCAAAGAAAGCATCTTTTGAAGATAATGCTTCCTCCACTTTTTCTTTTGATTCTTTAGATTCTTCTTCATCGAAGGCAACTGGTCTATCGAGTATATCCTCTATTTCAATTGCTTTAGATGTATCTTTTACTTCTTCATCCTCAATATCCTCCGTAGTATCTTCGGAAGGTGAGGATTTTTCATTTGAAGTTTCTTTTTCTTTTCGGTCCTCTTCAATGTTCTTTTCTAACTCTTCGGAGGAGATATCTTCCATTTCTGCTGTCGGTGTGTCCTCTTCGTTATCTTCTAGTTGGATAGTGAACGGATTCCCGATGGTAAACGGATTCTGCTGGTTCTTCTCTGCCATGTTGGTTGTTTTACGGTACAAACTTAAAAATAATATTTAACTTATGCAAATTTCTTACAAGGGTTAAATTCACTTAATTTTTACTTATGAGTTTTACAAACTCTGTAATAATTATATCTTACACTTTGTAAATTTACAAATTTTGTAAATTTTTAGTTTTTATTCATTTTAGCGATTTGCATTTGCTTATCAGCAATTTCTCTTCTAGTATCTAATTCTTGCTTTTTTAAATTCATCTCTTGCTGCTTCATTAGATACTGTCTATCGTCAGATATTTGTTTTCTTCTAGCTTCTTGCTGCAACTGTCTTTGCTTGAAACGCATATCTAAGTCTTTTGTTGCAGTTTCTAATTGCTCAACTACTCTTGGTACTTCTTGCTCATCAGGGATGTCTTCTTCTTTTAAGAAACCAAGGGAAAGGATAGTTTGCTTATTCAAAGATATTTCTCCTTTGAGTTTTTCTATTTCCATCTTATGCTTATGCTTAAGTTGCTCTAGTTCAAATTCCGCTGTTTTCTCTAGTTCTGCTTGTTGCTGTTTTTGCTTGTTGGCCATTTGTTTTTGAAGCTCGGCTCTCTGTCTACCTAGTCTAGCTATTTGAATAATCTTAGCAGTAGAGTCTGCAGATATGACTTCAGCCATATCTTCTAAGTTTTTCATAATAGTGTTATCTCCAAAGTATGTTTTCTTTAGAGTCTCTAGTTCTGACCTTCTCTTTGAATTATTTTGAGTATAGATTTTGAATCTTCTTATTGGTAACTCGGGGTCAATCATAGAAACAAAATGGCGTATCTTATCACTATCTGTATAAGATACTGTTATATCATGTCCTTCTTTTTGTAACCACTGTGCAACATTGATATGCATCTCTGCTGAACGCTGGTGAAACTTAGCAAACTTATCAAACCACACCTCTGTTTGTGCGTATGATGCATCCTGGCTTATTTGTATACCAGTCGCTGTTGTTTGCTCTATTGGACCTGCCATCCTTTGAGGATTAAGTCCTAACTTCTCAAATGCTCTAGCTCTAATTGCCTGTGCAAACTGAAGTTTACCCATCATAGCAGCGGTCAGGTCCATATTGACCATCTGGAAGTTATTGAAAGCAGTACCTCTAGCTTGAGAAGAATCAACAGGTAATAACCCTAAATTACGAGTTACCTCCATTAGTTTGCCAATCGCTTCATCCCCTCCGAAGTCTTTTAAGAATTCAGGCATATACGCTAAGTCCATGAGGAAGAACAAACCAAGTTCTTTAGACATATAATCTCTTGCCATATTCATAGCTAGAGAATATTCAATTTGGTCTATCTCTACTCTAGAAACAAGAGAGGTGTTCTCAAACAAACCATTTACGGGAAGAAGAGTATGATATAGAGAACTTTCTCCTCTTAATTGGTACTCCATTGGTTCCCCGTAAAGGTATAGGTGTTCTGGTAGGTCTGTATTTTCATTAAGTATTTTAACTCCTTTCCAAACTTCAGGCACATAATCCCAAAGTATAGTATTTTCTTTAGGGTTCTTTTGATTTTCTTCTAAGGATACTGTGGTTAGTTTCTTTATTTGATATTCATTTATAATATCTTTTAAGAGTTCATCAGTGACTATCTCTGTAACTAGCTGATTGTTATCAGGCTTTTTCATAGTAAGGAATCCTATCCTTTTGTAGGATACCCAATATGCCTCAACAACTCTAACCATATCATATCGATTTTCGTAATCGTTGAAGAATAAATTAAAGTTTTGATTCTGATTAGGAAAATGCCCTCTGTATCCAAAGTCTACCCCCGTTTGGTCTTGTAGCACTCCTAAATTTTCATAGGCAATATAGTTAGGGTGAGAAACTCTTTTGTTATACCCACCAAAATTCTCCATCCAAGATTGAGTATCTTTTATACTATTAGAAGCTGCTACTTCCGATTGAGTGTAATGCTTTGATTTTAATAAATCTCTTTTTTGACTTTCTGTGAGCATGTGCCCGTAGTTTACTACTACTTGGTTTGGGCTTAAATATTGTATTCTACCCACATATTCTCCTAATTCAGGGTACTTTTCTTGTTCACTTACAGAGCAAAAGGTATTTAATGGTGACCATCTTTCGGGATGATAGTAGTCATGTCCTATTCTCCAATGCATAAAACATCGTCCCGTAATCAGATAGTCTCTAAATAAATCTCTGTAGAGTTCATCCATTTGGAATCTAGTCTCCCCCTCCTCAATGGTTTGCTCTGCCCACTCTATGTAAATAGGCTTCCATTCGGAGTTCATATAATCTTGAACTTCCTTCGGAATGTTTTTAGTTTTGAATTGTTTAATTTGTTGGAGATACTGTTTCTTTTGCTCTTCAGACTCAAAATCATTTTTCATTGGGTCCATACCCATACCAATAAGCTTGAGTTCAATCTCAGTATTTAGAGCTTTTCCAACTTTTTGCCAAAGCATATCTCTCTTCTTACGCAAATACTCATTTGTAGAAGTAGGGTCATTGGCATAAATAATAGTAGGATTAGGCTTTTTAATGTATTCACCTATCAAGGTATTAATGATAGGTTCTACAAATCCATAATGTTGTAAATCTTCAGGAAGGTCTGACTGCTGTCTAAGCATATCAACCTCAGATAAGAAAGCAGAAGTGTTTGTTACTGCACTGTAACCATAGCTACCTTCTACTATACGATAAGCATCTTCAAATCTATGCCTTGCGACATTAAGCTGACGGATACCTATAGTTTCTAGGGTATCCATACAGTCTTTGAACCATGCCCTAGTCTTCTTTTTGTCAGGAAGTGCTTGAGCAGGTAATCGTAGCCCATCCCCTAGAAATGGTGCATCTTTAAGATTTATGTCGAAAAACATATGATAATTTAATATCTAGTGAATATATGAATAATATTTTAATTAAACAAATTTCTTACAATTATCTGTATCTGCCCCTTCCAAAATTCTTATCAGTAAGTTTAGAGAAAGTATCCCTTTTTAGCTGATACTTATCTTCAGAACCTTTGATATTGTTTATGGACAATTCTTCATCCCATATAAGTGCGTGACCAAAAGACATAATGCGGTCATAGTTTTTATAGTTACCAAACTTAATAATCTCTTCCAAGAGCATGGGGTCTGTTATCCTAGATACACCTAGAACTGTTATCTCATCCCCTTCTTGAGACATCTCTCCAGTAGGTATTTGGTCCCAACAATAAGTCTTTAATAATTTAAGGAGATGCTCTTTGTTTCTTGCTGTGGCTGGTAATCCATAATCAACGTTGGCCCTACTGTTCTCATTAATTCTAAGGTTTGTTCCTCTTGCCTGTGCGATATAATGTTCTGCCTTTTGGCTACGGAGATACTTAACAAAAGGAACGTCTGCCTCTGGTAAGCACTCCGCATTGTAAAGCTTGAGAAGTAACATGGCTTGTCTATAGTAAATAGTATCCATATGTGGTCTACCTGTGAGCTGTGCAACTATTTGATTTTGGTATCCTGAAACACCAGCCTGTCTTTTGAATATGTAAAGACAGTTCAAAGAATCAGAAGTTGTAGATGTAGCGACTTTTGCACCGTCAAATCCTGCTATGTATGTGCCTCTCTTTATTTGTCTAGGGTCGTCAAATATAGGTCTCTCATATATAACTGCGGGTGCATCATATGCTCCTCCCCTAAATGGATATTCCGTTACAGGTTCTAGAACCGATTGCGTAACTGATATTACCCCATGAGGAGTTTGCTCTAATCTCACATATTCTCCTGTAAGACCTTCTAGTCTAATTCTATCTTGTGTTTTCTTGGCTTCTTCAACGGGAAAAGGATTGTTACCTGAGAACAAAAAACAATCTTCTGGTTGGAAAGGATAGTACATCTGAGCCTTCTTCCCTTTGTCTGAAGATTTTCTATGTTCCTCATTTATAAATCCTTCTACTTTTACTTGTGCCTTTTCCCAGTCAGTGACGAATATATTGAATCCTTCCAGTGCCTTAGCTTCATCCTCAGTGAAATCTCTGTTGAGATATTGTACCAAAGGTATTTCTTTCTTCTGCCCTCCCTTGTTAGACATTTGGGCAGGGACAAAAAGACTAACTTGCTTATCAGTGTCTTGAATGTATTTAAAATGTTCATCTTTAACTTCTTCTAAATATTGATTAACATCAAAATGAAAGAAATTTGATTTCTCTGTAAATAAGAAATCCATTTCTGCATCTGCTGCAAAGTCTGTATTACCACCTGTGCCGATAAGTAGCTCTACAAATCGTCTCTCACCAAGGTCATTTTCGATAGCAGGTAAGAGTGCAGAACGTTGTTTAGAGTACAAATACTTACCGACCTCATCCCACACAGCCTCCGTTGGTGTAATACCTGCAAGTAACTCTTCTTTTGAAGTCAGCTGTCCATGTTGCAAGTTCCTAACCGATATTCTAGAGAAGGCAAAAGAATTGTCATTAGGCTTTTCTGTTATTGGAAAGAACTCGTAACTAATAGGGTTTATTGGGTTCCTATTCCTAGTTACGATTCTCTTGTTGAATTCTATCTCAACATCCGAAGACGTTGCCTTATTCCAATCACTAATCTTTACGAAATCAGAAAAGCAATCAGGTCTTTTCTCGTAGAATTCATCTATATACTTGGTGATGTTGTTAAGGTCAGACTGTGACCCACCAATAATTAGAGGGTTACTATACTGAAAAATAAAAGTATTGTATGCGACTCTTGATGCAATAAAAGATGTTTTAGCAAATCGTCTTGTACCAAATGCAAGTATAGGTTGCCTACCATTTTTATCAGCTTGTTCATAGCACCAATTTATAAGCCATTCATTGTCCCTTAGATTAGGGTTATCTACAACTCGTACAGAGTTACCAAACTCATCACGTTTATCTATGGATAATTTAAAGAAGTTAAGATGCCAATAAAGCCACCCTGTAATATGCACACCTCCTACTTCCACACCTGACTTACAATATCCTATATGTCTCATCCAAAATGAAACATAATTCTCATCGTCTCTTTCAGGTAAGACTTGGTGTAATAAAAAAGAACTGTATGCTATTTTAGGAATCCTTGCCTCCTGCATTATTTTTATTTCTTGCGGCTACAGCATCTTTTATGTAAGAAACCATTTCACTAAATTCCATACCTGATACATTAATAAGCTTGTCTCCTTTAAGAGAAAAGGCGGGCTTTAAATCGTTAAGTAATGGTATAAGAGAGTCTTTAACGTCAAAGTCTTTACCAAATAATTGTTTAGCTATATTATTTGTTTCTCTTATTCTGAATAGGCATTCTGTAGCAGAAGAGTCTACCATAAATTTAATGTAGCCTTCAGCTTCATTTTCAGGGTCAAGCTCTTGAGATTTAGATGTCAAGGCTTCATGCATTTCTTCACAATACTTTATAGTATTTTTGAAATACTGTTCGTGTTTTTCTAAATGTTTATTTGCCATTTTTCAATTCTTCTAAAGTTTTTTCTAGTGCTTGTGCAAATTCTTCATCAGTACAATTTAACGCTACAGGATTCACACTCTTTCTTTTGAAATTTTTTCTTCTCAGTGTAGCCCTGATTAAGTCCATCGCTGTGTGGTCACTATTCTCAGTGAGAACCTTTGTGACCAAGTCGGCTATATGTGTTTTTCTTAATGAGTTCATTATTTTTCTATAACATTTCCTTTAAATAATATTTTATACAGACCGACATTTGTTACTAAACTTAAATGCTTTTGTATTTCTCCTGGAATCTTTGTATTGTACATTGCTGTAATGTCTAAAGATTCTCCATCTCCTATCTTGTTTTTTAGATACCTTATTTCAAAGCAACTGCATATTTTTGCTTTTAAAAGTTCTATATCTATTTCGTTACTTTCAAATCCATCATAATCCCCTCGTAAATTAATGAGGCTAAACTTAAATTTAGATGTGTTTGGATTGGAATTTAAAATTAAATCGTCTACGTATTCAATTACTATCTTCTCTCCTTCGACAGTTATAAACACTTTCTCTGCATCGTGTATCCTAACTGCTATACCCTGTTCTGGAAACTCTTTAATATCATGCCAATTATTGGCTGGACAAACTTCATCAGCAACCTTTGTTTTTGCTTTTAAAGGACATTTACAAATACCACATATATATCCACCAACGATTTGTGTCTTATGTTCGCAAGACATACAAGCTTCATAACGAAGCTCACTAAACTCAGGTATTTTACCTGTCAAATGATTCTTCCATCCCTCGATAATTCTCTTTGGCCTAATCTTACCCATTCTTCACATTTTTAAGATTGAATCTTTTCCTAAAAAACCATATGTTACTGACTTTATTTGCGATAGCTCTTTGCACAAGATGATTTATCTTTTCTATCTTGCTATCTACAATATATAAATTATCTTTTATATCTGCAACCTTTTTTTCTGATTTTTTTTCAAAGTGTTTTTTATCTCTCTCGAATCTTTGTTTTAAACCATGAAGAGAGGATATAGTGTAGTAAAGGTTACCAAACTTAGGTATCTTAAATACTACCTCATCAGACTTTTTTACTTCCTCTGAAAGTTTGTCTAAGAAATACCAGTACATTGCTTCTGCTGCCTCTTTGTCCCCACCTTTCTTTTCATACTCATCAAGGACATCATCTAGGAAATATATTTTATCTTTATATTCCATTGAATTTCATGATGAAGGCTACGTTGTGTTCTGAGTCTAGAGCTGATTTTAAATGTGATAAGTCAGTATTAAATACTTTTTTACCTCTGTTGTTTTTATCTATTAATCCTTTCTTTTTTAATCTAGAAAGCATTGTAGCAACATTTTGCTCTGTGTTTACACCTATACCAGATGAAATAACTTTATTTTTAAACTTCTTATCATTCATGTCATACAATAAACACAAAAGTAAAATATCCATGTCTCTTTTAGTTAAAGATGTAACAGAAACAGAATATATCTCTAAAACCTTCTTGATAAGGTCAATTTTATCTGTATATTGTATGTCAAAAGGAAGTGCTGTGTATTTAGACATATTATATTATTTACTCACCCTAGAACCCCTCTTACCAAACCCCCTGTAGTCCCCCTTTCCTTTCTCCCCTTGTTTGGACATTGCAAACATAATAAATAAAATTGACAATGTCAAGGGTTTTTGTAAAAAAAGTTTACAGGTAAAAAAATATTGTAAATTACTTGTTTATGTCAGATATATTTTGTAGTTTCACGCAAAACCATATTTATGACAGACCCTAACGAATTATTGGACAGGGAGTATTTTAATGATTACTTCGAATGCGTAGTAGATTATGTAGACACTGAATATTTGTCAGACGAGTTATATGATGAGCTACGAACAGAGATAGAGGATTTTGTTTTCGAATTATTTCTACATGATGTCAGATGTGGTATTGCCACTCATTTTGTAGAGACAATGTTCAAACTATTTAAAACAAAATTAAACAATGGGAAGTAAGCTAGATGAAGCTCTAAAGAGTTTAAATAAAAATTTTGGGTCGGGTTCTGTTTTTCATCTCGGTGAAAACGAAGCATTTGAAAAAATAGAGAGAATACCTACAGGTTCTCTAGGACTAGATACAATAACAGGGGGAGGGTATCCTCTAGGACGAATTATAGAGTTGTTTGGATGGGAGTCTTCAGGGAAGAGTACATTGTGCATCCATGCAATAGCTCAGGCACAAGCAATGGGTAAAAAGTGTGCGTTTGTTGATATGGAGCATGCGTTTGATAAGAACTATGCAGAAGCTCTAGGTGTAAACACTGAAGAGCTTATTTTTTGCCAACCTAGTAGTGGAGAAGAAGCTATAGAAATAACTAAGACACTTGCTAACACTGGTGAGATAGGACTAGTGGTTGTGGACTCAGTTGCAACTATGGTGCCTTCTGTTGAAGCTGAAGGTGAGGCAGGAGAGAATAAGATGGGAGTGCATGCAAGATTGATGTCACAAGCAATGCGTGTGTTGTCTCCTATTGCAAGTAGAAACAACTGCACTCTTATATTTGTAAACCAGCTTCGCCAAAAAATTGGTGTTATGTATGGTTCTCCAGATGTCACTACAGGAGGCAACGCTTTGAAGTTCTATTCTTCTATTAGGATAAAACTTACATCAAGTAAGTCCGCTGGTAACAAAGAAAAAGTTGATGGCATTGACAGACAAGTATCTAACTTAGTGACTGCAACAACAGAAAAAAATAAAACATATCCACCTTTGCAAAAGCATTCTTTTCAATTAAAGTTTGGAGTGGGAATTGATGCAAAGGAAGAAATAGTAGACATGGCCATAGCTCTTGGTCTTATAGAGAAAAAGGGGGCGTGGTACAGCTACGAAGGCTCGCAGCTAGGACAGGGCAAGAAAGCGGTATTCGCTTTACTTGAAGATAATCCTGACCTTGAGGACATTTTGAGAGAGGAGATAATTAAACATTATAATCAATGAGAGAAGAATTAAGTACTAGAAAGACAAAAACCAATCCGTCTTTTAAGTACGAATTGAGTGAAGAACAAAAACTTGCAAAAGAAAAAATTCTTGACTCTAAGATTGCTATCATCACTGGTAAAGCAGGTACGTCAAAGACGTTCTTAGCTTCACAAATAGCCTTAGATTTGTTTTTGAAGGGAGGAGTAGAGAAGATGTATATAGCTCGCCCACAGGTCTCTACAGAGGATATGGGCTACCTTCCAGGAAATAAAGATGAGAAGATGAGGCAGTGGTGTGCCCCTGTTATAGAAAACATGGAGATTCTAAGAGAAAACGGGAAAAAGGAGGTAGAGAAATGGTTGAAAGACGGTCAATTAGAATTATTACCCCTACAGTTTGCTAGAGGAAGAACAGTGACTAACAGTATAATGATTATTGATGAAGCACAGAACCTGACTAAACTTCAAACGTATCTATTCTGTACAAGACTGGGTAAAGGCTCTCTTATGATATTTACAGGAGACTTGAGACAGAATGATTTGAAGCAACCTAGTCGAAGTGGTTTTCATCAGCTAATAGAAACTGCAAATAGACTAGATGAAATGATTCATGTGGAACTTCAACAGAATTACAGAGACCCTATGGTTGCTAAGTTCATGGAACAGTACGAAAAAATTTGCGGCTGGTAATGTGGGTTTACGATGACAAGAAGATAAACTCTATCGAGCAGATACCTACTGATGCGATTGGTTTTGTGTATTGCATAACTAATCTATCCAAGGATAGGATGTACATAGGTAAAAAAAGCTTGTACCACTGGAAAAGGGTCGGAATCAAAAGATTTCAGGAGTTAAAACTAGAGGGTTGTCAAGTAAAAAGACATAAAAACAAAAAAAAATCCAAAAAAGGCTTGCCTGTTTGGGTACATAAGGCTAGATTAGAGTCTGATTGGTTGTTGTATACAGGTTCGAATACACAACTCAACGAGGATATAAAGAATGGAGACAGGTTCGATAAGGTGATTTGGGAGTTTTCTAATTGCGAAAAGAAACTCTCTTTCCTTGAAACTGAAGCTCAATTCAAGATGGATGTTATTAGAGATAGTAGGAGGTTTTATAACGGTAACATTCTAGGGAAATATTTCCCAGGAGACTTAAACTGTTAGGATGGTTATAAAGGATATTATACGTAAACACATCGAGGAAATACTAGCAATATATGGTAAACACAGTAACTTTACGTACACAGCAGAAGAGTTTTGCAAAAAACATAAGTACAAATACACTGATTCTTGGAGAAGAGCTGTTAGTAGATATATTAACTCCTTACCCGAAATTGATGCTGACGAAGCATTAAGAGAAGAAGCACAAAGCATTAGTCCTGCGAGAGTGCTTATATTTGATATTGAAACTGCTCCACTGATGTCTAATATATGGGGACTGTGGAATCAAAACGTAGGACACAACCTATCAATGCTAGAATCAGACTGGTTTATTATCACCTGGTCAGCAAAATGGTTATTTGAAGAAGAAGTATTTACAGGTAAATTAACACCTGAAGAAGCAAAGAATCAAGATGATTCTAGAATAGTAAGAAACTTTTGGCAGCTCTTAAACGATGCAGATATTGTAATCGCTCACAATGGAGACAAGTTTGATATCAAGAGAGTTAACACTCGCTTCCTGAAACTGGGTTTACACCCACCGACACCGTACCAGACTATTGACACCCTTAAACATGTCAGGAAGAAGTTTAACATTTCATCTAACAAACTAGACTATGTTGCTAAGTTTCTAGAGCTTGGAGGTAAGATGGAGACTGGAGGCTTTGAACTGTGGAAAGGATGTATGGAAGGAGACCAAGAATCTCTAAACAAAATGGAGGAGTATAACATCAAAGATGTGACTCTTCTAGAGGAAGTATACTTAAGGATACGTTCTTGGATTACTCCTCATCCAAATATGGGACTACACATAGGGGACAACGTGACTTGTTGTGCAACTTGTGGAGGCACGGACTTAACTATTGTAGGAACTTATAAGACATACATGTCTGAGTACGATGCTCTCAGATGTGATTCTTGTGGAAGTATTAACAGGTCAAGAGCGAGCTCTCTGACAACAGAGGCTAGAAGTCTACTGACTAAATCAGTGTGATGAGTAAAATAGTATTTATAGAATTAACAGGTTACTACGCAACTTCAAACACTTTTGCTGATACTTTAGATTGTGAAAAGTGTTTGGAAGAAGCAAAAGAAAAAGCTGAGAATTTAGGATTGTCTTCAGAACGTTTCGAAGAAGCTTGTGAGGAAATTTGTGGAGACGATTTAGAAGAGGTGGACACGTCTGATTTAAAAAAAGAAAAAATATTAATTAGAGTAGAAGATATAAAGAACATATCTAAAAACTCCAAAGGTAAAGTTATTATTCAGTCTAGACACAGCTTTATGCCTAGGCTATATGACGACACGTATGAATCAGTCATAGAAAGAGTAAAAGATTATATTACAATTGTATAATGAACATAAGTGATAAACATTTAAAACTATTACATAAACTATCAAGAAGTTGGTTAGACTACAGGAAACTGGGCTATGACGAAAAAGTTATAGAAGATGACCTCCTAGAAAATATTATGCACATAGGATTAAATGTTGAAGATGCACTCATCATTGTAGACGAAATAAAAATGAGAGTTAAATGGGGTTTCGATTGTTGCCCCAACTAATTGTCAATAATTTGGATAATTGAATAATTTTTACTATATTACATGGCTAGAAGAAAGAATTATAAACCTATACAAGAGGAGTCTTTTTGGGACTCTAGAGCTAGGTATGAGGATTTAAAAACTTCGGGGGAACTTTTCGTGAGGTATCCTGGTATGGTAGGCATATGGAGCTACGATATGATGAAGTTTTTATGTAATGATGATGTCCTTCAGGAGGAGGAGGAGAAGCAAGAAGAAGAGCCAAAAAAAG